TTTTACATTTATTTTTCTAAAGATACAGTAGCTAAAGCATCACAAATGTTTTTAAAAGCTGGAAATCAAGGACAAGCAACAATGGAACATACAGAGGAAAAACTATCTGGAATGACAATAGTAGAGTCTTGGTTAGTAGAAGATGAGGTACACGATAAAAGTAGAAAATATGGATTAGATATGCCTTTAGGTACTTGGATGGTAGCAATGAAAGTAGACAATGATGATATATGGAACAACTATGTCAAAGAAGGTAAAGTAAAAGGCTTTTCAATAGAAGGCTACTTTGCGGATAAACTAAACAGACCACAAGATAAACAACAAGACCAATTAAGTGAAGATGATAAACTACTAAACGAAATAATAGATGTACTCAAGGAATCAAACACCAACCAAAAGTAGAACTAGTCCAAAAGGTGGTAGGAGAGGTTGTCTTTGTAAAGATGGCACTTACAACTCTAAATGTTGCAACGGAGACTTACAAAATCAAGGAATAGGTAACACTACTGGGCAAAATAGTTGAATTTACAACAACAAATAACTAATGTTGTTTATTAAAAAAGTAAATACTTAAAATAAATTAATATGAACTCAAAAGAAACTTTAAACAAAGTTAAAACTTTGCTTGGTTTGGAAGTTCAGTTAGAGGAGAGAAAGTTGGAAAACGGAACTCGCTTTGAAGCTGATTCTTTCGAAAAAGGTAAAGAAATCTTTATTGTAACAGATGAAGATGAAAGAATTGCTGTACCACAGGGGGAATATCTTTTAGATGATGGCTTTATGGTTATTATTGAAGAAGATGGAATTATCTCTGAAGTAAAAGAAGCAGTAGAAGAAGAAGTAGAAGAAGTTGTAGAAGCACCAGTTGTGGAAGAAGTTGAAGCTGCTGAAGAAGCTGATGTCGAAGACTGGAAAGGTATGGAAATCAGAATTAAAAATCTTGAAGATGCTATCGCTGATTTAAAATCACGATTTAGCGAAAAAGATGATTATAGTTCTGAAGAAACTGAAGTAGAATTATCTGCTGATGTAAAACCAATTAAACACAATCCAGAGTCTAAAGGTGAAGTAGAGATGAACCTTTACGCTCAAAACAAACCAATGAGTACTCAAGATAGAGTATTTGCTAAATTATTTAAAAACTAAAAATTAAAAACCAAAATTATGTCAAATAAAATAGACCTAGCAACAACAGTAAACATTACTAGCACTTATGCTGGTGAATTTGCTGGAAAGTACATTTCTGCTGCTTTATTAAGCGCAAGTACAATTGAAGACGGTGGTGTAGAAGTTATGCCAAACGTAAAGTACAAATCAGTAATTCAAAGAATTGAAACTGGAAGCTTAATCGCTGATGGNACTTGTGATTTTTCTGCAAGTTCAAATGTGAATTTAACTGAAGTAGTTATTCAACCAGAAGAATTCCAAGTAAACTTACAATTATGTAAGTCTGACTTTATCAACACTTGGGAATCTATCCAAATGGGATATTCTGCATTCAATCCAAACGGATTACCTACATCATTCGCTGATTATTTAGTTGGACACGTAGCATCTAAAGTTGCTGCTGCAAACGAAACTAATATCTGGACTGGTAATTTAGGTGGCGCACAAGCTGGAGAATACAATGGATTAGAAACTCTTGCTGCTGCTGATGCAACAGTATTAGATGTATCTTTGCCAGTTGCTTTAACTGCTGCTAACATTATCGATGAAATGCAAAGAGTTGTGGATTTAATTCCAAATTCTCTTTACGGAAAAGAAGATTTAAAATTATACGTATCTAACAAAGCTGCAAAACTTTACATTAGAGCTTTAGGTGGATTTACTGCTACTATTGGAGCTGCTGGTTCTGATAGCAAAGGTACACAATGGTATAACAACGGAAGTTTATCTTTCGGAGGAATTCCAATCTTTGTAGGTAGAGGAATGTCAGATAATACAATGATAGCTGCTCAATCTAGCAACCTTTTCTTTGCAACTGGATTACTTAACGATTACAACGAAGTAAGAGTAATTGATATGACTCCACTAGATGGAAGTCAAAACGTAAGACTTGTAATGAGATTTACTGCTGCTGCTGCAATAGGAGTGGGTGCTGACGTAGTTTACTACGCTGGATAATTAAACTAAATAAGGGGAGGGTAAAACCTCCCTTTATATTATTAACTCAAAAAACTTAAACATATGTCTTGTGATATTACTGCTGGAAGATTAGAGCCTTGTAAAGACTCGGTTGGAGGGATAATAGCAATCTACATCTCAAATTACACTAGTGGTTTATTAGGAACTGCTACATTTGGAACTAATGATGAGATTACTGCTTTTGCATCTCCTTTAACTTTTTACAAATACGACTTAAAAGGAGCTAACTCTTTCGAACAAACAAACGAGAACTCAAGGGAAAATGGAACTTCATTCTGGACACAAACTGGAACGATAGTTTTAAAGAAACAAGACCTTGCAACTCGTAAAGAATTAAAATTATTAAGTTATGGTAGACCTCAAGTAATCGTACAAGATTACAATGGGAATTACTTTTTAGCTGGGATTGAAAATGGGTGTGAATGTGCTGTAAATACAGCAACTGGAGCAGCTATGGGAGATTTAAATGGCTATAACATAACTTTTACTGGAACTGAAAAACAACCAGCATTTTTTGTAGACTCTGCAATTATTGGAGACACTACTAATACTGTTGTTGTAGTAGGAACTTAATTTTTATACATTTTTCTTAATTTAAGGGTATTCTTCGGAGTACCCTTTTTTTATATAAAACACTTTTGTGCTTTTTTCGTTATTTAAAAAAGCTTTTAATGATAATACTAACTACAAGTGCATTAGCGCAACAATTAAAGTTTATTCCTAGAGAATATTCTGCTGATAGTATTGTTATTACAGACCAAGACACAAACACACCAGTAACATACTCTGGTTTAACATTTGCTACAAATAAATACTATTTAGAGGGCAATGTAATATTTAGTCCAGTCTTAAAAGAAGGAACATTTTATACACTATCTGTTTTAAATGGAACAAGCGTAGTTTATAAAGACAACATATTTTGTACAGACCAAACTATTAGTACATATAGTATTAATAAAAATGTATATACAGAACACGCAACAACTAACGAATACGTAGTAATATGAGCGAATTTTTCGTAACAAAACTTGCAGCATACACAGCTCCAGAGGTTGTAGAGTTAAAGAATAAAGATTGGGTACAATATGGAGTAGATAATAACTACTTTAATTACATAATTGATGTAAACAACAACTCAACAACTTGTAGAGCGATTTCTATAGGGGTTTCTAATATGATTTATGGAAAAGGTCTTGCAGCACACGATGCAGACAAAAGACCAGAGCAATATGCTCAAATGATATCTCTATTTAAGAAGTCTGATTTAAGAAAATTCATAAACGACTACAAAGTACTAGGAATGGCAGCATTTCAATTAGTTTACCAAGATGGTAAAGTAAAAGAAGTGTATCATTTCCCTATGGAAACTTTAAGAGCTGAAAAATGTAACGATAAAGGAGAAATAGAAGGATGGTACTACTCAAACAATTGGGATAACTTAAAACCTACAGAAAAGCCAGAAAGAATACCAGCATTTGGATTTGGTAAAGCAAATGGTGTAGAAATGTACGTTTTAAAGCCATACGAAGCTGGTAAAGTACTATTATAGTAGTCCAGATTGGTCTTCTGCGATGCCTTACGCTGTGTTAGAGGACGAAATAGGAGATTACCTTATAAATGATTGCATAAATGGATTTAGTGGCACTAAAGTCGTTAATTTTAACAACGGAGTACCAGACCCAGAAAAAATGCAATCTATTAAGAGTGATGTATTAGGTAAATTAACTGGAAGCAGAGGAGAGAAAGTAATAGTAGCTTTTAACAATAACTCTGAATCTAAAACTACAATAGATGACATTCCTTTAAACGATGCACCAGCACACTATCAGTATTTAGCTGATGAGTGCTTTAGAAAACTAATCGTTGGTCATAGGGTTACATCTCCAATGCTTCTAGGTATTCGTGAAGGTAATGATGGACTAGGAAACAATGCAGAAGAAATCAAAAACGCTACACAACTATTTGACAACATAGTTATACGTTGTTTTCAAGACCAAGTGATAGAGTGTNTNGATGCTATTTTATCGGTTAATGATATTGCATTAGANTTATACTTTAAAACTCTTAAACCTCTTGATTTTACTGATATTGATATAGTAAANGAAGAAATCATAGAAGAAGAAACTGGTTATGAAATGAGTCTAAAGAAAATAGACGGAGTAGATGTATATAAAACTAAAGAAGAAGCAGAAGCTAAAGCTTTAGAGCAAGGATGTCAAGGACACCACGAACACGAAGAAGATGGAGTTGTTTATTATATGCCTTGTGAGTCTCACGATGAGGTAGTAGATTTAAAAAAACCTTGTCAAGCTGGATATGAGCAATATGGTATGAAAATGAAAAATGGTAAAAAAGTACCTAATTGCGTACCTATAAAAATGAATGATGATGAAGTAGAAAATGTATTAGGTCATTTATCAGAGAGTGGAGAACAAATGTCANAAGAATATGTATTTGTTGATGAGATTGACCAAGATAGCGACATAGACAACGAGGATTGGGCAAATTACTTAATAAACGAAAAGAAAAGCACACTNTCTAAAGTTAAAGGTCTGTTAGGATTAAAAGATGAAATAGATTCCAAGAAAAAAGGAAGTTCTTTTAGTTATTTAGATTCTAAAAACGGATTATATAAAATAAGATACACTTACGCAATAGGTTCATCAAAAGCAAGTAGCTCAACAAGAGACTTCTGTAGAAATATGATGAATATGGCAGCTAGTGGTATTGTATGGACAATAGAAGATATTGACAAAGCATCAAGAGAGGGTGTTAATAGAGAATTAGGGCATAATAGACAATCTTACGACTTGTTTAAGTTCAAAGGTGGTATATACTGTAGACACAAATGGAAAAAGGTCTTATATAGGCTAGAAAGCAATACAGAGCCTTCAGAGAATTTAGGAAACTATAAAAAGACAAGAAGTATTCCTTCAAGTTATATGAAAAACCCAAGAGGTTCTAAACAAGCTGGAATTGCGCCAGAGAATATGCCTAATAGAGGAGCATACCCTAAATAAGATAAGAAATGGCAAAAGCATTATTTATAACAACTAAAGACATT